TATCACTAATTTTGCAACACAATTTATGTATTGCAGAAACCATGGGCGAGTATATTAAATTTTCCATAACAATTCCTTAAATTTCATCCTGATACGACCATTCATCGGATTCAAAATCAAAAATCAATTCATTTAGCATACGTTCTTGTTCCAAAAAGTCTAATTCATCACCGTTAAAATTATCATTCATTTGTATATATCCTTATTTATGATTAGATTTAAAACAGCCTCTTTTTCTGTTCGTACGGAAGCAAGATAATAATCATTCGTTATTTTACATTTAGCAGTAGCTATCCATGGAAGAAACAAAGGTTCATTTGCTTCTGATGTAACATACTCTGTTTTAATAACAACTTCTGTACGCTCGATAAATTTAACTTTAGTTGTACGTTCTTGCATAAATCACCTATAATTAAATTGTTGTCAGTTAAGATCCGGTAGCCGTTGTTTGCGCAACGGCTTTTACGCGACTTTCGAAAAATGTTGTATCACGTCCGAACTGTATACAAATACATAGCCATTTTTAATAGCGCCTCCAATTGTACATTTTTCTACCCATGACCATTCCATTTTATTTACCAAAGCCATTGCAGCTTTTTTATATGCCTCTTCGTTGGATAATGAAGGGTCATAAGCGATAATGATTGAATTACCATCACAATCATAGGCTTTAATACGCGCGTCTTTTGTATTTATTGGTCCAAGAAATTTAGTTGTAATTGCTTTCATTTTTTATACCCCGGTTATTTTTATGTACGTTGATAGTATATATAATTAGATAGATTTTGCCTAGTAATTTTGTCTAATTATCATCATTTTCCAGTCTATCAATATGTTCTTTCGCTGCTTGATCGGCTTCTTCTTCTGTTTCAAACCATTCTTCAGAATTAATTATTCTATCGTCATATGGGTAACACCCTTCTGTTTTTATCTTATAGTCATATGCTTGTCCGTGTAATTGATGCTCATGGTCGTCACATTTTTCATAAAGACCATATTTTCTTATTTCATATTCATAACAACTATATTTTTTTATTAATTTCATAACTTGAGATCCTAAATACTATCTATAGAAATTTTGTGGACTAAATTAAACAACTTTCAATTAGAGCAATTTTGTTAAATGAAGTATCACACCACCAAAAAAGGTTATTAGTAAACCAATTGTCCACTTGAATTGTGTATCCATTTTACTATCCATATGCCGAAGTATTTCTCGAGTATCTTTTGCCAGTTCTTCAATTACAGTAATTCGCACTTCATGGTTAAAGAGCTTTTCGTCGTACATTTTGTTCTCTCCAATTTATCGTTTTTATAATAATTTAATTGCATGTAAAAATACTGGCGTGATAATTGATACAAGTATAAATCCTATCATCCATAAAAAATGGCTATCAATTTTTGATTCAATCCTGTTAAATTTGTTATCAATTTTATCAAATGTTGTTTCTATTCTTTTATTCAGTTCTTCCAGCATTCGTATGCGTACTTCTTGGTCTATTAATGATTCTTTCATTTTTTAAACTCCAGTTGATTTAAAGCCAAAAATCTTCCTAACTATGAAATAATTAGTTTGATTATTATATAAACGGCAGAGGCCACTATCAGGGATAAACCAGTTATGATTAGCATTTTGTATTCTCCAATTAATTAATGTCTGGATGTACTATAGCAACATCACATAATTTTGTCTAGCAATTTTATCTATTTTTTTAATTTATTTTGCTTATGCACTCACTTGACTAATACTTGTTCAGTGATGATAATAGGTTTTATCTATTGTTTTTTCGAATGTTAATAAGGATGAACTATCATGAAAGATGGAAAAGATTATGGTGCGGTCGAACATGAAGCATATTGTATGCCTAGCGGCTATAAAGATGTTGTGCGCGAAATGAATGCAGATAGCATGTACCCTGAGTGGAACCGGGCAGCGGACGTGCAAGCTAAGTACCCCGATGCCAAGATGCAGGGCGAAAAGTCCCGTAAACAAGAAATGGGCAAAGTTGGTACAAGTAGATGATTTAGAGGCTCTCACTTAAAAGGATATCGCTATGCATTGCGGCTCACCAACCTACAGGCCCGAGTTTGTCGGGCAAATACGTGAGATGTTTGCGGACGGCTCAACAGTTACGCAAGTAGCTGCAGAAAAACTCAAAATAAGCCGCCGAACATATTATGAGTGGAAAGAAAAATACCCAGACTTTGCGGCAGAAGCAGATCGCGGCGAAGACCTAGCGCTAGCGTATCACGAACGCAAACTGGACGATGGAGCACACGGGCAAATACAAAATTTCCAGTCAGCAGCGAAAATTTTTACCATGAAGGCACGGTGGCGAGACGTCTACGCAGACAGTGCAGGCGAGGACAAAAAGAGCTCGCAAATCGAGGCACTCATCAGCGCGTTAGCAGACAAGTACGAAAAGGACAATGAGTAGATAAAATTATGCCACTCATTATATATATAGATCATCACACGGGGAATAACGGACAGTGACGCTACAAGGATGTTTACATGATACCTGCTAGCCTGCTGAAACTTCTCGACTTCAAGTTTTTTTCACAAAGCTTTTTCAAAATTCGTACAAAGAGCGGAAATATTGAGCTATTCAAACTCAATAGAGCACAACAATATATTTTTGAACGCCTTGAAGAGCAACTCAAAGAGACAGGCAAAGTAAGAGCAATAATTCTCAAAGGCCGCCAACAAGGCTGTTCAACATTAGTACAAGCACGATACTTTCATAAAACAATCACAGCTCGCGGCATTAAAACGTTTATCCTGACGCATGAAGGGCAGGCAACGAAAAATCTGTTTGAGATGACTAAACGGTTTTATCAGCACTTACCCAAAGGTTTAGCCCCCAGAGCAGACAGAGACAGCACTAAAGAATTGAATTTCTTAGCACTTGACTCAGGCTACTCTATCGGTACGGCAGGAAACAAGGGCACAGGACGGTCACAAACCGTACAACTACTCCATGGCAGCGAGGTGGCGCATTGGCCTAACGCTGATGAGCACGCGCAAGGACTCTTTCAGGCTGTCGGCGACCAACGCGGCACAGAGATAATTTTAGAGTCAACAGCAAACGGAATCGGCAATTTTTTTCACAGCTCATGGGTAGCAGCCGAGCAAGGCAAGTCCGATTTCCAAGCGATTTTTGTCCCTTGGTACTGGCAGCCAGAATACAGGGCATTCTATCAGCAAGACCACGCAGAAATAACACTCACAGACAATGAGACTGCGCTATTGGATGCGTACTCAACCAACGGCATGACACGCGAGCACCTCTTCTGGCGACGGTTTAAAATCGGTCAATTTAGCCAAGACTTTGACGAAGGTGTAAAGCTATTTAATCAAGAGTATCCATCTTGTGCAAATGATGCATTTTTAAACCCTGTTGATGATACATTTATCTCGACAAACTGTGTAGTTGCAGCACGAAAAGCGAACTTGACGATTGACAAGGACCTGGCATTAATTATCGGGGTAGACCCGGCCATTGGCGATAATGACCGCTGTGTAATCATAAGGCGCAAAGGGAGAGTAGCGTATGGAATTGACATATTGCGCAATCACAATACTATGGAGCTGGTAGGCAAGCTCAAACGCATTATCGATGATGAGCGACCTATCAAAGTATTTGTTGATGTTATTGGCATAGGGGCTGGCGTAGTAGATAGACTCAAAGAAATGGGCTACAACTGCGTTGAGGGCGTTAATAATGCGCGTACAGCAAACGACAAAGAGACATATGCAAATGTCCGGGCTGAATGTTGGGGCGAGATGAAAACCTGGCTACAGGGCGAACTACCTGTACAAATACCTGACAAGGACGATTTACATAGTGACCTATGCTCGCTGGGTTATAAATATCGCAGCAATGGACAGCTTTTAATCGAGTCTAAAGATGCACTTAAGGCACGTGGAATGCCTTCTCCAGATATTGCCGATGCCCTCGCAAATACATTTTTCATGGGTCAAAACATTGGGGCTAGTAGTTATCAGCCCAAGTTTATACCCAAGGCTCACCAAGGCATGTTTATATGATGCTGACTGACATACAAAAATACAAGTCCATACTCACAACCGATGAGTACCGTGCATTATTACTGCGTTACGGCCACATTAATGACGACCCAAAATCATTCGCGCAAATTGGCAGATTACTATACAATAACGCTCAATATGGACAAAATAAAACGGTATCAGCAACCAGGGCTGTGCAAATTGTCAAAAAAGCACTTGCCAAAATTAAGGCATATGAGGGTGTAACTTAACGGTAGACTGGGGGCACGTTCAACCCTCGGGTGCAGGTTCGACTCCTGCCGCCTTCAACATTTTTAAAAGGTATTTTATATGGCTACATTTGACCCTGATTTTACAAGCGACCTTAAACAGCGCATCGAGAAGTGGCGCAACCACTGGAAAGACAACGACGACACGTACAATGAGATGACGCAATTTGTATGGGGTAATCAGTGGTTGGATGATGAAGCACGTGTCTTTGAAAACTACAAAAAAATACCGCTGACATTTAACAAGTGCGCACCACTTCTTAATGCCCTTTGCGGTGAGCAACGAGAAAACACACCATCGTTACAAGTCTTTCCGAGCGACGATGTCGACGAACAAACGGCCGAGATAAGAGAAGCACTGGTCAAAGATATTACACTTGATAGTGATTCAAAAGTCGTATTTCAAACGGCGTTTCAGTGTGCAGCAACCGGCGGTTATGGGGCGTTCAGAATATGTACAGAATATGAAAGTGATATGTCGTTTCATCAGGTTGTCAGGTTTAAAAAGATATTAATGCCGTCAACCTGTTACTGGGATATGTCATCAGAAAACGAATGCAAAACGGACGGCATGTTTGCAGGTTTTGAAGTGCGCGTTAGTAGAGAAAAATTCAAAATACTATATGGCGAGGAATTGGAAAAGGATATGCATCCTGACCAGGTTGGAGATGGTACAAATGCCAAGGTGTTCAACGATGATGACTCTATAAGTGTAATTTATGACTATAGTCGAGAGTATAATACCGAGACACTGCGCATGTTGTCCAACGGTCGTACAGTTAGTGAAAAAGAATTCAAAGAGCTTGTTGAGGTTGAAGTAGATGGTCAAAAGCTCCTGGTAGATAACGGCGAGATGCTCACGGTTGAAGACAAGCGTGACGTTCCACGCTACAAAGTTATAGCAAGAGTGTGCGCAGGCGAATATATACTGGAACAAGAAGAATTCCCAAGCCAACAACTGCCGGTCGTATTCGTTGACCAAAACTCATTTTATGACAAGCAGGGCAAGCAGATTATCAGACCTTTTTTAAAAGATGCAAAAGACGCGCAACGTTATATAAATTATCTGGGCACACAATCCGCATACTTGCTTAAGATTAGTCGATATGATCAATTTATGCTTAGCAAGGAAAATGCAAGAGGCAATGATACCCAGCAAATATGGCGAGATCCTTCAAATGTTCAGGGCGGCTTGTTATATGATGAATCAAAATCAGGCGCTAAACCGGAATCGTTGCGGCCGCCAGAATTGCCGCAATCGTTAGTAACGCAATACGAACGCGCTCTAAATGATATCCAGTCATCAACTGGTATGTATAACGCGCAACTCGGTGAACAAGGCAACGAAGTATCCGGCACAGCCGTGAAAGCACGTACCAAACGTGGCGCAAAAAATACTTATATCCCCTATGACTCTCTAAATCGTGCAATTGCTTGCGCTGGTCAAATAGTAAACGAAATGATACCAAAATTATACGATACTGAAAGAACAGTCAATCTAAACATGAAAGACAAAGGCATGACACCAATAACCCTGAATAAGGGCATGGATGCATACGGCGGCAAGATAGAGAATGACATGACAAAAGGCGAGTATAAAATCAGACTATTGCCAGGCCCGTCATGGGAAGGACAAAAAGAAGAGGCGCTGGAATCCATGCAAGCTATCATGCAAGCAAATCCTCAAGTTTTCCCTATGATTGCAGATTTGTACGTCGAGAATCTCCCATTAGCAAACAGTTTGGAATTACGCAATCGCCTTCGAACAATGGTGCCACCGGAAATAATACAAGCCGGCAAGACAGGTGAACCACCACCGCCCAAACCACAACAACCCGATCCACAAGCGATTGCAGCACAACAAGCACAACAAGCACAAATGGCACAGCTTAAGATTGCCGAAAAACAACTCGAACTACAACAGCAAAAACTACAAATGGATGCGCAAGCAAAAAGTCAGGAGATACAATTAAAATGGCAAGAACTTGAGGACAAGCGCTTGCAAACAGCTACTGAACTTCAGGAGATGGAGCTTAAATATATGGCAGAAACCGGCCGCACCGAAACAGATATGAACATAGCTCACGCCAATAACATAGTTAAGATTTTAACACATAAAGGAAACCAGAATCATGGCATTAACGAATATAGATGAAAAATTGCTTAATCTTCCGCCATTAGAAAAACAACCAGAAACGCCTATGGAAAATGAAAGCCCAAAGATAGAATATGTTGAACCGGAAGATAATGCACCCGAACAACACGTGGAGACGTTACAAAATGAGGCGATTGTTGCGCAAAATCAAGATAAAGATATCAATGATAATGATGAAACTGACGATTATGGAATTAAAGCTGAAAAGAAAGAAGAGCGCGTATTTAAACAATCTGAAGTCGAAGAGATGGTGCGTGAAAGACTCCATCGGGAGCGAGAAAGATTAGCCCGTGAACAGGCGCAATATCAACAACCTATGCAGCAACAAGCCCAGCAAGAAAAGTTTCAGTACAACGATGAATCAAATGATACATGGGAAGTTCAATTAGAGCGATTCATTGACAAGACTCTTGAGCGCCGAGAATCACGATTAACAGAGCAAAACTGGCAAGCACAAGAACAATATAACCAGGCGCAATTTGAAGTTAAATTCAATGCAGGGGCGGCAAAATACAGTGATTTTGAATCCGTGGTCATGGGTAAATCCCTTACACCATCGATGGTGCTGGCAACACGTGGTATGGCCGATCCGGCAGCTTTTGTCTATGCAGCGGCAAAATTGCAACCGCAAGAGCTGGACAGGATATCTAAAATTAACGATCTCTATGCGCAAACGTTAGAGCTGGGACGGCTCGAGGAGAGGATGCGCAAGACTACAAAATCCACAAGTACGGCACCAAAGCCTATCAAAGCTGTCACAGGTGATTCTGGCCATAAATCGACGCAAAGTATGACAATAGAACAAAAGATACAGCATGATTTAGAGCGAAAATTTAAACGAGGTTAATAATTTGGTATCGAGAGGTTATCAGGAAAAGAATGGCCTCTCGATAATGGCATGTAATTGGAGATTACAGGTGTATTTAAGCGCTTTCGTGTTTTAAAGTCAATAATTCAAGT